CAGCGCAGAAAGCTTGCGAGCTATGGTAGTTCGCTTGCACCTATCAAAAAGGTCTCCCAGATATGACCTGATGAGTGAATAGTCTACCAGGTCGATTTCTGGGTCACCGTATTGTATATCTCTTTTGCTTGCAACAAATTCGCTAAATTGCCTCAGATCGCTTTCGTAGTTTCTGATGGTGTGTTCTGAATATGCTTTTTCTTTCTGGATATAGGTAATAAAAGAGGATATCAGGTTTTTCATGATATTCGATCACCTGCCACAAGACCTAAGGGAAAGAAAGAAATCAAATTAACCTTCTATTCTTATCATATTCTTGGATATTAGCAACTAAAAATTGTTTATCAGAGTCTACTTGGCCGATTTGAATGCGTGGGCTTTTATTTTTTTATCTGCTCCAATGAGTTGGCAGCACGCATCGAGTAAGCAGGAGGGTAGGGGAGATAGGTGGTGGAAACCTGGTTGTGAATGGCAAAAGGACACACACAAGAAGGGACGTGGAATGTGTATTCTTATTTTTCGGGAGAAGATCCAAATGAGGTGTGCGACCTAGCGAAGCTCTTTTATCGCCTTCCTAAAGAGTTCGTTAATAGACAAGGTAAGCTCAGATGCCTCTTCAAGGAGATCTACGACTTCTCCCAAGTTCTCACTACCTGCCTTTTTTGACCATTCACGGTAGGTGTTGACGTGATCGTCATTATGCTTAATCCAAAATTCCAATAGCTTGCCCAGTTTTTCCCTTTCTGATAAGCTGCTCTGGCCCTCAATGCGTGTATCTTCGTGGTGATGATGGTGATTCACTAAAAATCCCCGCTTGGAACAGTTTCAAGTCTCTATTCTTTTTCCAACAAAATTCTGTGATCTACAAGGTTCATTTCCTTGATCCTTGCTTTGATTGTGCGCTGTCCGCCAAAAATGTCCTGGAGATATATCCCGTTTCCCTCAGGCCTCAGGATATCGACACTTTCCATGATAAGTTTCTCTTGCCCATCTTTGATGAGATATGCATTGGCTTCACACATCTTTTTCCTCCTCTGAACTGGGATAAGAACTAATACCAAACAAAGAAAAAAAGAAAAACCAGAAAAAAGAAGCTAACTAAAAAGAGAAAACATTAAACAATTAAAAATTGAAAAATATTAAATATATTTTTATATTTAATATTAAAATGGTTGTCCACTGTAAAGACCAGTTTAAAGATCATGATCTGGAATATCAAGAATATTTTAATCAATTTCCATATCCATTAAGTGATTTTCAAAAGTGGTCAATATTTGCAATAGTAAATGGTCATCATAGTTTAGTAACAGCTCACACTGGCAGTGGTAAGACGCTTCCAGCTGAATTTGCAATTCAATATTTCAAAGAAAAGGGTAAAAAAGTTATCTATACTGGACCAATTAAGGCACTATGCAACCAAAAGTTATATGATTTTAAACAAAAGTTTCCAAATATCTCATTTGGTATCTTAACTGGAGATGTTAAAGACAACCCAGAAGCTGATGTACTTATTATGACTACTGAAATCTTAAGAAATACACTGTTTAATAAAAAAATTAATAATAAAAATACTGATTCTAAACCAATTGAACTACAATTTGACTTAGATATAGAAACAGAATTAGGGGCTGTTGTATTTGATGAAGTTCATTATATTGGCGATGCAGATAGAGGGTCTGTCTGGGAACAATCTATCTTACTATTACCACCTCAAGTACAATTGATTATGTTATCAGCTACTATTGAAAAACCTGAAATATTTGCAGAATGGCTTGAAAATGAAAAAAATAAGGGATTAGAATCATCAGAAAAAAAACAACTCTATATGACAACAACATATGAACGAGTTGTACCATTAACACATTATTTATGGACAACTTGCCCTAATTCAGTTATCCAAAGCCATAAGGGTACTCCTATGGAATATAAATTACGCGAAGTTATTAATAAACCACTTCAAGTAGCTAGTAGCGGCGGTGCGTTTAATGATAGCAATTATTATAAAACTGCTAAAATTTTAGACTATTTCTTTAAGAATAAAATTAATGTTAAACGACAGTTTGTAATAAATGAATTAGTATCTTACTTAAATAGAAATAATATGTTACCAGCAATTTGCTTTATATTTTCCAGAAAAAATGTAGAAATATGTGCAAAAGAGATTACTATGTCATTATTTGATAAAGATGATAAAACCCCTAATATTATAGAGAAAGAATGCGAAAAAATTCTAATGTCAAAATTCAAAAACTATAAAGAGTATACTCAATTAGAAGAATATCATGAAATTATTAATCTTTTAAAAAAAGGTATTGCTATTCATCATGCAGGAATTATGCCTGTTCTAAGAGAAATGGTAGAATTACTTTTTGAGAAACGTTATATTAAACTACTTTTCGCAACAGAAACATTTGCTGTGGGTATTAATATGCCTACAAAGACCGTTATATTCACCTCTTTAACTAAATTTTCAGGTACTAAAATGAGGGAATTATTATCTCATGAATATACTCAAATGGCTGGACGAGCTGGAAGACGAGGAATTGACAAAGTAGGACATGTATTCCACTGTAACAACTTGTTTCGTATGCCAGAATTTAACCAATATAAAAATATGCTAACAGGACCCCCTAAAATGCTAATATCTCAATTTAAGATATCCTTTAATCTAATACTTAGCATAATTTCTTCACAAGGGCAAAGTTTAGCTAATAAAATAGACAACGAACTGATTAATTTTATGGAAAAAAGTTTTGTCCAAAATGATATTACTAAAGAGATAAATATGTATGATAAAAAGCAGGAAAGCTTAGAAGAAGAATTGAAAAAAGCTAATAAACTATTAAATGATAGACAAATCTGTAAAACTGATTTAGAAACCCTAGAAAAATACAATAATTTAAATAATAAAATCAATATGGTTACAAATAAAGAGAGAAAACGTGTTCAAAAAGAAATTAATGAAATAAAAGAAAATAATGAAAATATAACAAAAGATATTGAATATTTATTTAAAGTTCTTGAATTAAAAGATGAAATAAATAAAAATGGAGGATTTAAAATGAATGCTATTAATTATATTCAAAACAATATTGATAATATTTTACAAGTATTAAAAGATAATAATTTTCTAGAATTTGGATTTGGTATTACTGTAAAAGGAATGGTTGCTATGCATATTCAAGAAATACATTCTCTGGTATTAGGTGATATTTATGAAAAATATAATAGTTTACGTGATTTGACAAGTATTGAATTAGTAGGATTATTAAGTGTATTTACAAATATTTCTATGTCTAATGACTTAAGATTATCTATACCTGATAATAAAAATATTAATAGTAATGTTAAAAATATTGCTCAAGAGATTGGCAATTTAATGGATAAATATTATGATATAGAATGTGAATATCAATTAGATACTGGTGCAGAATATAATGTTCACTATGAATTAATAGATTATATGATAGAATGGTGTAAAGCAGAAGATGAACTAACTTGTATTACAATAATCAATAGTATGAAAACAGAAAAAGAATTATTTCTAGGAGAATTTATTAAAGCAATCTTAAAAATTAATAATATTGCAAAAGAATTGGAGAAAATTGCTGAATTAATTGAAAACATATCACTTTTACAAAAAGTAAAAGAAATACCACAGCTAACACTAAAATATGTAGTTACTAATCAATCACTCTACATTTAATTACAGTTTTATAGATTATACAATATTTATAGATTTATTACACCTTTGGAAATTAGAGAAATAAATCATATATTTTTTTTATTTGAGGCGATAAATATTTTATTCCTAATCCTTCCATATTTATTATAAATACTACTAGCAATAACCCTAATAAAATTGTTAGGTTACCAATAAAAGTATTACTTGTTGAATTTGCTAATTTAGTCTGTAATAATAAATTATATATGCTTTCCATTAATTTTATTATAAATCTACCTGGAAGCAAGTAAGTTGCTAATAAAATGACTGATATCTTAGATAATATTTTTGTAGTAGAATGTTTTTTGGATTCAGATAAGGCAATATAAAATAAACCTAATAATACAGACCAATTTATAATTATCTGAGATAAATAACCAATTAATGGACCAGTATCATTATATAAATATTTAAATATATTTTTAAAACTTCCTTTATCATAAGATATTGTTATTGCAATTAAATCTGTATTAACAAAATATAGTTTTAGTAATTCTTTAAAACCGAAATAGTGTAATAATAATGGTACTAATACAATAAAAATAACTATATAAGTTAACAAACCTAATACAGCCATTTGTTGTTGTTTTTTTGAAAGAACAACATCATGATGGTCTTGATTTCTAGAATTAGTATTCATTCTGACAAATTTAGAACCTTTATTACCTGGAAGACTGCTTGTTTGATTCATATATATAATTTAATAATATTTTTATGAATTGTTATTTATATGAAGGAGGAACTATTAGAAAATAGAGAGAGAAATATAGAGATTCAAAAGTTAAATAAAGGAATTAAAGAAGTTAGTGATTTATTTTCTGATATGGCATTACTAGTAAATTATCAAGGGGAAGCAATTGATAATATACAAATAAATATTGAGAATTCATTACAAAATACTGATTCGGCAAATAAAGAATTAAAAAAAGCTACTAAATATAATACAAAAAATAATTTTTGTTTTTTTAAAGTGATAGGCTTTATAATATTTATATCGGTAATAATTATTATAATTATTATTATTTAATTATTAATCTATTTAGATTTGTTCAACTCTAATTTTTCTTTTTAATGTTATTCCATCTTGTATTAAGTATATTTTAAATTTACAACATGTGTAATTATGTAATGATTCTTTAATGTTAACTCTTGTAAACATTTTAATATCAGGTATATAAACCGTATACTGATTAAACTTATTAGGTCTCTCTATTTTATCAAATACATAACCATTATATTGTTTTTCTAAAATTGAAGCATCATTAACACACATATTTAACATAGTAGAATCTGTTTGTACTTTTCTAATAGCACGCATCGTAGTATTAATATATTCTAATTGTGACTCCCAATTATCATAAAATTTTTTTGCTTCACTTGATAAATTAACAATATTTAATTTATCTTGTATCTTAAGCATATTTAATAAATCAACTAATCTTCTAATCGGTGATGTTATATGAACATAACTTTCTTGTTTTGAATTAATAAGACTATGACCTGTATTTTCTTTAAAATTAGTGTAATGACCACTTGCAGATTGCCATATTTTTATAAAATCAGATATGTCGCTAGGTATATAATCTGGTAGCTGTGTATTTACATCTTTTAAAACAATACTTCTATATATACCAGTATTAAAAGATTCTAGTTTTTCTGCGCATTTAGAATTCATTATTAACATAAGATAAGCAACAACATGGTGACTATCAATAATTTCTCTCATATATTTATTTTTTTTATTTAGTTCAACAACTAAATCAAATACTTGCTTATACATAATATTTTCATCTAGTGCCATTTCATTATAAACAAAATTTTTAGAAACTTTTATAATGACATTTTTAAATTCAATACTATTAATTTTATTATCGGTAATATCAATATCTATGGAAAAGGCTAATCTTTCTTCATTTTCAATTAAACTACATAAATTTTCAGATAATAATGCAGGTAGCATAGGACATTTTCTATCAGGAAGATAAATAGTAGATATTCTTTCTGAAAAAGAGTTCCATAATTTAAAATAGTCTATCAAAAGTGGTACATTAGCTACATAAATACTAAGAATATTGTATTTTAAACTAAATCCATCATCTAAGTCTGTACTGCCATTAGGGTCTACAGTTATAACGTAATCATCTCTTCTATCTTCAATCATTAGATTTGATTTTAAAATTTTAGAATACATATCAGTTCCTAATTCTTTATTAGCACGATTTGCAGCATTTGTAAATTGTTTAATTGGCTTTACTAAGTCTTTACAGTATAATTGATATTCATAAAAGCTACTTAAATCATTAATATCTCCAATAACATTATTTAAATACCCAATTGGATGCTTAGAATCCCAATTATTAAATCTAAATAATATGTATTTATTAGTTATAGCTTTATTGAACCCTATATTTTTTTCTTCATAAGGTATTAAAAATGCAGGCAAACGTTTGTCATTAGGTATACATTTATAATAGAACTTTCCAACATTATTTTTATTTCTACCATAGGTTTTACCTTTTAATATTAATATACCAGCTAGATTTTTCTGATTTCTAATAGCTGAATATTTAACGGTTCCAGTTTCGTCAATAATATCTCCAGATAAAAGTTTTTTTTCTAATGGATTAATATTTAATAATATTTGTTTGTTCATTTTTTCATCATAAATTTCCCAACTGGAATAGGTAGAATCTAAAATATGAATTTTAAAAACCATTTCTAAATAGTAATAGATATATATATTTTAGTCAATTTTTTATATATATATAAAATATTTCTATAAATATAAAATGGGAAATATTTGCAAGTTTTTTTGTAAAAAAACCGATATTATAGAACCTATTATATCTACTCCTAGTTACCTCATTAATACTATTAATGATATTTCAGGTTCAACTGTAATTGATATCCCTGTACAAAATACTATATATAGAACAAATAATTCTAACAGAGACTATTATAATAGATATTTGGCAGGAACAGCTATTCTAATTTAATATTATTAATAATATTATGTTTTATATTCTGTTTTTGTAAAAAATATTTAAAGTAATGTGGAAAAATAGCAACATTATTCATATATGTGCGATATTTAAAACTCAAGATTACAGTATCTTGTGAATTAAATTTTATAGTATACCACCAATATGCTGGTATAAATAATAATTTATTTTTATCTAGTTCTACATCTAGAAATTTAATTTTATTAAAATCGTGTTGATAAGTATCTTGAATATTCCAAGGATTTAATGGTGACCTAAATTCAAAGTTATCATAATCATTATCAGAATATAAATATTTTTTGCTCTTAGGTGGAGTTAACTTTACTGTAGCAGAGCCAGATAATATAACTAAATAATGTCTATAGTCTAAACCATATCTTAGTGGGGTAGTAGTATTAAGTGACCCAATTATATAATCATAGTTAATAGACATTAAGGAAGGTGGTCTTAAAAAATAATCATTTAATTTTAGATTTTTAATTAGGCTAGTCTCTCTTAAAAAATCTTCATTATCTTCTGAAAAATATCTGGCATTTTTATCTTGTTTTAATACTAGTCTAGCTTTATTTAATATTAATGGTAAATAAATTTCAGTATTTAAATTACCTGATAAATCTCTTAATTTAATATCAAATGAACCATACATTTTTTCAATTTCATCTAAATTTAATTTGTTGAAACAATTAGTATCTAAATAAAATGTCATAGGTTGTCTTAAATTACAAACTTCTTCTAATCTCTCCTTTGATAAATTTTGCACTTCGTAAATTTCTAAATCATTACTCGTCTTAATATGAAAATAAATATGTAAATATATAAATAATACTAATGCAAATATAAATATTCCAATTATTATATTCATTTAACAAGTAAATATAATAATTTTTTTATATTTTATCTAATTTATATATTTTATCTAATTTATATATTTTATTCTTCTTTGGTCTCTTCAACAGATTCTTTAACTGTAAATGTTACAGAAGATGAAGCAGGGGCTTCGGTGGTTGTTTCTGCAACGGATGTAGTAGTCATATTTGCGAGCTCTTCGGTTAATTTATCAATAAGAGAATCTTGGTTAGCAAGTTTACCTCTTAAACTAGTTACTAAAGTAGTAAGTTCTTGAATACTTTTTTGTTGTTTTTGTAAACTGGCTTTTAAAAGTTTTACTTCAGAAGAACTGTTTCTAACCATATTTTCTAATTCTTCTGATACTCCACCAGAATCGCTAGATACACCATTTTGCTCTAAAAGTTCTAGTTTTCTCTCTAAAATAAAGATTTGTTTATCATGTTCTAAAGCTAATTTAAATGGATGAATAGTTCCAGCATTTTGATTTTTTTTTAAACCATTATCATATGAATTTGTTTGACGGTTTAATTGTGGTTGAGAAGCCTGTGGAGGTTCAATTGGGTTTCTTCTACGTTTGGCAGCAGCTAAAGCGGCGTTTCCACTCATATAATTTATTATTAACAATTAAAAAATGGATTATTTTCGCATTTCCATTTTAATTGGAGGATGATACATATAATCTAAAATTTCTATATCATCTACCTTGTAATTATCAATAGAATCATAAACTTGTTTAATGTTTATTTTAGGAAAGCAATAAGGTTTTCTCTCTAACTGTGTTTTTAATTCTTCAATATGATCATCATATATATGAGTATTTCCTAAATAATATACAAATTCTTTAGCCCTTAAATTACAATGTTTAGCTAAAATATGAGTTAAAATACTATAAGATGCAATATTAAAAGGAACTCCTAAACCGACATCACCACTTCTTTGATATAGTGAACAAGACAGTTCATCGCCTATTACATTAAATTGTGCTAAAATATGGCAAGGTGGCAGCGCCATTTCTTCTAGTTGACATGGATTCCATGCTGACATTATAAGTCGTCTTGAATATCTCTCTTTACTGTCTTTTAGAGACTTAATAATATAATCTAATTGGTCAATACCTTTATTTGTATAGTCTTCATCACAATTAGTATATGTAGCATTAAAATGTCTCCACTGATGTCCATATACTGGTCCTAAATCATCTTCTACTAGATTAGTTAAGCCGCGACTATCAAGAAATTCCCTAGAACCATTTCCATCCCAAATATGAACATTCTGATTTTTTAGTAATTTATTGCTAGTATTGCCTCCTATAAACCATAATAATTCCTTAATACAAGTTTTAATTGCAACTTTTTTAGTAGTTAAAACTGGAATGAAATTATTCTCAAGAGAGAAATGCATAGCAGAACCAAATGTAGTTAATGTATTACCATTTCTACCTTCTACCATAGTACCATGTTCTAAAATATCACTAATTAAAGTCAAATACTGATTTTCTTCGTGATATTCGCCATTTCTCTCTTTTAGCTTTTCTAAAGAACGTTTAATCATTAATTTAATACTATTATTATTTTTAATTTCTTTTTATAAATCATATGGAAACAAATGAACCAGTTGAAGATGCCAAAAAAGGGTTTTTTGGATATGTATTTAATTTTGATGATGCTAATAGTGGTCAATTAACTAATTTATATCAATACACATTTATTGCCATTCCATTAGTTTTAATTAGTTTAAAATTATTAAATCACTTAAGTCCAGATGTTGATGATTCAAAAGGAACTTTAGAAATATTATTTGAAATATTTGTATGCATTAATTGGATATTATTAACAATTTGGTTTGTTAACAAGATAATAAGATATATTCCAAATAAAAGCAAAATGAGTTACCCAATTTTTAATGAAACAAACTTTGTAATACCATTATTAATTGTATTATTTACTATGAATACTAAATTAGGCAATAAAATAAATTTATTAATTGAGCGTGCTGTTGATTTATATGATGGTAAAACAAATTTAAAGGAAACTGCTCAAAAATCAAATCAAGATATAACCACAAGCCAGCCTATCTCTCCTGGAGTAGGTGGACAAATGTCTCCCCGTGTACCAATAGTACCTACAACAAATATGAATTTAGGAAATGTTCCAACAAGACATGGTGCAGAGAGTGAAGGTAGACATACACACCAACTTCATAGACAAACAGTACAATCACAAAGCCAACAAAGAAATTTTAATAGTGATTTTGCTGGTCCTAACATTAATAATTTATTAGAACAAAATGAACCCATGGCGGCAAATGAAGCATTTAGTGGTGGGTTTGGAGGAAGTGCATTTTAAGTTTTAAGTATATAAAAAAATATAAAAAATAACTTTTTAGCAATTAATAATAATAATAATAATATTAATATTTTATATTAATATTATATAATGTCATTAGCAGTATTAAAAAAGAAAACATTAAATGGTAATCCTAGACAAGCACCCATTTCCGGTTCTAATAATGGTAAATTTGGTTTTTCATTAAATGGAACTAGACGTGGTAATCATATGGGTAGAGAAACCAATTTGGCACCTGGACCTATGACTGGTCCATCCCAAATGATTCCTACCTCGCCATCTTATCCTACAGGACCTGGTATATATGGACACGTTGCATCTGTTTGTACTAATGACCCAACAGTTGTAAAGACTACAGTAATGAATACAAGAGGTATGTTAGCAAAAAGATTAAGAGGAATAGAAAGAATACCACCTATGGCGCCATTAAGAAACCAAAATGTATCAGATTGTGGAATGGGAAACATTATTAGTGAACCAGATACATATTGGTCAAGCTGTAGAGATAATGGATTTTGTACTGGACCATTAACAGTAAATTGGGTGAAAGATTCTAATGTTCCGAATGGAAATCAAAAAGAATATATAGAGAGAATAGTTAAAGTAAATGGTCGCACAAATAGTAAAACTGCATGCGAATCAACTAAATCATTTAATGGTGTATTAGGTGTATTAGATGCATCTGGTTTACTTGCTATTCAAAATCTTCCTCAGGGTTCATCAACAAATGGAAAACTAAGTGAAACTGAGTTAGAAAGTTTAGTTAATAGCAAATCTATTATGCCATTTACCAGTTTATGCTCAAGACTTAATCAGAAATTACCAGAGAATTTAAGAAATAATTTAAATAGAACTCCAGTTAGTGGAATTGAAAATTGGAAATCTACTGGTAGAACTAGTGGTAATAAATGCCCAGTTTCAAAACCAGGCATAAGTACTGTAGATTATGGAACCTATATTAGCAAGCGTCTATTAAGTAAAAATTATCTACCACCACAATTAGAATGTAATAAACCACAACCAAATCCAAATCTTGCGGTATCTTGTAAAAAAACAGCATATGATAATTACTGGAATAACAATATTCCACCTAGTGTACAATGGGCATCAAGTCCATTCGTAAATTAATTTAATTAATTTAATTAATATTTATATATTCATATATTTTTGATATTTGGTAGATAATTAGTTATATAAGTAATTATCTATCTTCTCATTTTGGTTTTTCTCTTTTTAGTTTTTCTCTTTTTAGTTTTTCTCATTTTGGTTTTTCTCATTTTGGTTTTTCTCATTTTGGTTTTTTTCTCTCTTGATTTTTTAGATTTCTTTTTTTTATTTTTTGATAATTTTGTATTTTTTCTTCCTCCATTAAATTTTTTTGTATCAGGAGCTGGAGGAGGATTTTGTGTAGGTTCACCGTCTACAAATGCCCAGTTGTCTTGCCAGCCATTTTGACGATTTGTATATAATGTTAAATTACTATTTTGACTTCCACCATTTGGTCCATCAGGTCCAGCTGGATTAAAAGTATTAAAACCAGGAACTACCATTTTAGTATAACCTTGGCTTTGGTCAGATTGACATGTTGACTGTCCTCCTGATTGCCCTCCTTTATGATGATTAACCAAAGTAACCTGATCTTTATAATGATTTTGCAACATAGCATAATTGTCATGTATACTATTAGAACCACGATATAACTGTAGAGGCTGTGATACAGTTAAATTAGGTGATTGTATTCCTAATTTATCATTACTTTCTCCACATATAACCATTTATTATATAAATAGAAAATAAATTAAATAATAAATTTAGTAATATAGTATATGGATTATACTTTGAATAGCGCAGATAGATTACAATTGCAAGAAATGATAAAAACAAATGATGTAGAAGATAAAACAGGCTTAATACGCACAACAAAACATAGTAAAAGTATCAGAGAACAAGTAAAACTATTAGAAGAATTAAAAAGTAAAAATAATAAATTATATAAAGAAAATTTCAAGGAATTTGATGTAATGGCAGTAGAAAAATGTAGTTTTTTATTTCAAAATTATACAGATATTTATAATAAAGTTTTAAAAGAAGAGATTGATTTAAATATTCTAGATAAATTTTTAGATGCGTTAGAATTAATTGAAAAAGGAGAGGTTGACCAACATGAAGCGTCTGTTAAGGTAGGTACATATTTAAAAGAATTATATGTAGATTCAGCATTAAAAAAGGCAGAAAAAATGGATGAATTAAATAAAACAGAAGAAAATAATGATTGTGAAATAGAAAATATTAGTTGGAGTGATTATAAAAAGTCTAAATGTTAGAATAAATATGTTAAATCTCTTGTTTTACTTTTTTGATACGAGGAAGTTTAACACGTAAAATCTTTTCAATTTTAGCAATATCACTATTAGTTGGAATATCTTTACCGGTTTCCCATCTAGTTAAAAGAGTGGCTGCTATTCCTAAATTATTGGCTAAATATTGGCGAGTTTTATCATTTCTGGCTTGTGAAATGAGCTTACCAAGATTACTAGGAGCTTCCATTTTAACATTTTCTTTAGTTGATTTTTGTGATAAAACCTTATTTTTTTCTTGTTGTTTAGCTTTATTTGTAGAATTAGTAAATGTAATGGTATTCCAATCTTGGTGATTAATAGACATGGTGACCGGTAGATAATAGATAATAGTGAAATAAAAAAAAATTATTATTTTTCAATTTTCTATATTAATATATATGTTCCATTTACTGTTTGCTGCGTTAGTATTATTTCCTAATCCAAGTGCTTGGCTTAATAGACGAGCTATTTTAGGTAACAGTATAGCTATGTCTTTCTATAATAATGAAAATAATAATGATATTAGTAATGAAAAATATAGTAATATTTTATTAAATAAAAGCAGGATAATAACTAATAGTAATAGTAATAGTAATAGTAATAGTAATAGTAATAGTAATAATAATGGTGAAGGTGAAGGATTAATACGTGGAATAACAAATAATCTATATTATTCGGGACCAATTACAGAATCAAGTATTTTCGCCATTACAACAAATTTAATAAGTATGGAGAATGAAGGAAGATTCAGTAATTTAAATTTACATATACAAAGTCAAGGAGGTTCATTGTTGCCAACTTTTGGATTAGTAGATTTTATAAGAACATGTGATATACCAATAAATACATTTGTGGATAGTTATTGTGCAAGTGCGGCGTCTTTAATTACAGTAGTAGGAGCACGTAGATTTATTAATAGACATGGATTGGTTTTAATTCATCAATTAACTATGGGTATGGAACCAAGTAAATTTGTTGAAATAAAAGACCAAACTGATAATGCCAATACTTTAATGAGTTTAATAAAGGATATATATTTAGAAAATACAAATCTAACACCAAAAAAATTAGATGAATTATTATTACATGATTGGTGGTTAAATTCTACATTATGTAAACAATATGGTATTATAGATATTATTCAATAATTAATAAATATTATAGATGCTTTACTAATTTTTCTTTATAAATTATATAATGACCAAAACATTAAAAGTAAGAAAAGGACCTTCTGATAGGGCAAAAAAATTTAAAGTAGGAACAAAAAAAAAAGGTAATGATGGAAATATGTGGAAAATAGTTGAAAATAAAAATGGTACAAAACGTTGGCAAAAAATATCTGGGAATTTAAAAACTAAAAAATATAAACCATTAAAATTAGAAATAGACACAGAAGATGTTTGGGGTAAAAATAAAAAATTAGAACAATTTTGGGGAAAATTAGCATCAGGAGAAGAACTTATATTAGTGTATACAGATGGTAAAAAAGAAAAAATTATTATGCCTAAAACAATAAATGCTAAAATTAAAAAAACAGAAGAATTTGAGAATGATAATAATATAAAAGCTATTATTACATCAGCAAGGTCAAGTGATACATAT